GGCTCCTGGCGCTCCAGCATGGGCGGCCGGTCGGTGGCGATGGGTCCTACTTCGGCTCCAAGAATCCTGGACGTCCCCCACCCGTCGCGCAACGCGTCACAGGAGTCACTAGAGCCGAACTGATCCACAACGTCTTTTACCATAACACTTACGGCAGAATGAGACCAGGGAAATCCCCATCATTGGCTTCAGCGCTAAGGGTTACGGTTTCTGGTTCGAGAGCGTCTTCGGGGCCGAGGGATGGTTCGCCCGGTTCGACGGCGTTGATGTGATTTTTCCAGGCGTCTACGGCTTCTTGCCAACCGGCAGCGACGATGTGGCAGTCAAAGTCTGGGGACTCTACGTGGAGGAGTTTCATTGTAAGTGGTTCCATAGCAGAAAGTGGTTCCGTAGCAGGGAGTATGGTCAGGCGGTAGCCGGGGGTGTCAGATTCGCGTCTGACGGCGTAATATTTTCGTCTGTCGCGTCAGATTGGGCGGGTTTCGTGGTCGTTGGGACGGTTGGGACGTTAGGGAGGGACCAGCCGTTATGGTCGGAGTTTCGGAGTACGATTCCCTCCGACTTCATGTTCCAGAGCTCTTTGACGACATCCACGACGCTGGCCTTGATAGCACGGGAAACGATTGAGCCGTGGAGCGGTCGGGTGGGGTTTGGGTTTTTCCTGAGGAATTTGATGATCTTATCACGGAGTTCCATGTTGACTGGTTCGATCATTATTGGGCTTTCGTGGGGGTTGGAGTGCGCTTCCATGCGAGAAGGGACCAGGCGAGGTGTGCGAGGGTAAGTCCGGTCGTGTCGGGGCCGGTAGTTCGCTTTGCGTCCACCGAGTTCGCGAAACGGGTCATATCCATAAAGGGGGATGTGGGTACGACCAGGTTGACGAGGGGTCGGTTGAGGGGTCTGACGCGGCGTTTCCGGGAGGTCTGAGCGATCTCCTGGCGTTGGGTGCGGAGTTCGTGCTTCTGGTAGGGCGTGAGTGGCATGGTTAGAGGTTCGTAGGGTCGGGGTGGGCGGTAAATGGCGTGTTGGCATTCCCCAGCCATGGCGGCAGGAGCGGGTCGCGGGGGGGAGGCTGTTCCGGGTACGGCACCTTGGGCAGATCCGGGCAGGTCGACTTGCGCCATGGGGCGGTCGAATCCTTCCGCAGTCCATCGCGCACTTCCCGGAGGGCGTTGACGGTTTTCTCGACGACGTCCGCGGCGGAGGTCAACGCCTTGGCGAGGTTGGCGTGTACGACGGCACCGCCACGGAGATCTTCCAGGTCAGCGGTTGCCTCTTTCAGGACCTTTTCCAGTTGCTCGAGCATCATGGTCTCCATGATCCGTGAAATTGAGGAAAGGTCGCATTATAAGCGGCTCCGTTCGGGTTGTCCAGTCGGATGGACGGATCTGGGGCCTGGTAGCCGATTCGGGAAATGTATTTTCCCAGGGGTCATCTCCTCCGTCCGTGGTCAGCGGATCGGGGTCCACCCTGCAAGCCAGTAACTCCACGCGCTACAAAGTAGCGCACAGCGCTACAAAGTAGCGCACAGCGCTACAACACGGGATTTTACGGCAGTTTTGCCGCTCCCGCTGCCATCACCGCCCTGGGCACGAGCCGCGATTGCACGCGGATCACCCGTAGTTTCCTGACGGTGACTTGGGCTTTGTTCGTCCCCTTTTGTCGGCCTCAGCCGGTCGGTAGGGGACCTCTTGCGAACCTAACCGCGCTTCCCCGAATTGGTGGGGTGTTTGCCGGCGGCGGAGCAGAGCCGGCGTGACTGGTAGTTGTCTTCCTGCTCGAGCGTCATGGGCAGGCATTGGATCGGGTAGAAAAGGGTGTAACTCGCGAGCATTTCTCTCTCACGTTCCCGGAAATGCTGGCGTGCGAGCCCTTTCAGGCTATCGCGGCAAATCAGCTCGATGTCGGAAAGTGACAACAAGTAGCACCAGCCAAAAAAAGGACCCCCTCAAAGCCCAGAACGGTCTAAGAGGGGGTCTCGCGGAGGCGGGTCATCGGGCCCTTGCTGCGCCCCGTGAACTTTGTCCCTGTTTTCCAGCAAGACTGACAGGAACCGGGTATGACTTGACCCACTTGACGACCCTTTCAGGTGTTTCACACACGCATGGGGGTAAGCGAGCGGGCAGTTTACTCGTCGTGGAAAAGCCAGTCAATCCCGGTATCGTAAGTCGAGCTCTCTTCGAGGTCTCGAACCGCGTTTTCCTGGGATCCCGATGGATCACGCTCATGCGCCTGCCGCTTCTCGGCAGGTCTCATTCTGGTTCGCCACGGCACTTTTTCGAGGAATCCGCTGCGTTGCAGGTCAGCAAGCACGCTCTTCCTGCAATCTCTGCAAAACCGTTCTCCCAGCACCCTCTGGGCTTCATTGCACCGCTCACATGGCAGCTCGCCTCGATCCAGTCTCGCCTGCCGCTCCGCTCGTGCAAATCGCTCCAGTTTTCTCATCGGTGCACCTACAACAGGTCAAATACCTTGCTGAGAGCCTCTTTCAATCGCGAATCCCGACCCTGGCGGGGATCGGTTCCGGTTATCTGCGCGTGAGCCCGGCACAATCTTTCGATCGTTTCGGCGTACTGCCGGCCGAAAGTGTTCAGGGCTTCGTGCCGGTCGATGTCTTTGCGGGTGTAGATTTCCGCCGCGCGACGAGCCTCTTGAAGCAGGGCCTTGGTGTGCGTCAGCTCGTTTTCCGCGGCATATCGGAGATTGATCTCGATCGCGCGATCAGCCTTTACCTGCCGGAGCTCGTCGATCACCTGCTTTTTCGTGGGAGGTCGCTGGCGAGCCGGCTTCTTCTTGGGCTTCTTCATGGGACTTTTCCACGGGGCTCGACCGGGTACCAGCCGAAAGCGTAAAGACGATCCGTCTTGCCCGTTATCCGGTGTGTTCGAACATAGACGTCCGTGCTGCCAAACTGGACGTGAGCGTAGCTCCACCGGTCGCGGGGCAGGTTGTATCCGACCAGGGCGCCCGCGAGCAGGCCGCCGATGATGCAGGACCAGACAATCCAGCCAAGATCTCGGCTGCTCGTCACACGGTAGCCCTGGGCGGGAAAGAACGTGTTCATTGCGTTGAATCCAGCTCGTAATGCTCGATCATGCCCGCGAGTGAGTCAGCCCGGCCCTTCCACTTCTCGACGAGTTGCGCGTCGAGAATCTTGCGTTTGTCGTTGGCTTCGTCGATGTTTTTGATCGCATCGTTTTCGCGTTTTTTCTGCTGAGCCCGACAAAACACGAGCAGCCCGACAAGTGGGTAAAAATTGATAAGTTTCCGACCGCACTCGGGGCAGAACTTAGTGCTTACGGTTTGACCGCAACAGTAGGTTGTCATTCGACGATCGTAGCGAGGATGTCGCCCTCCCGCATGATGTAGAGCTTCGATCCGTCTTCGGTCTCGAATTCGCTGGTACCCTGACCGTAGCGGTTGAAAAGCACCTTGTCGCCCGGCTTCAGGCGCAGCGCTTCGTAACCGCCCTGCATCAGCGGTCGCCCGTAACCGACGTTGACCACAACGCCCTTGCGGGGCTTCTCCTGAGCCGCGTCGGGAATGAAGATGCCGCCCTTCGACTGCTTCTCGGCGGCGTCCGGCTGAATGGTGACGTGGTCGTAGAGGGGAATGTACTTCGCCATGGGTTTCTCTTACCTTTTGCGTAAAGGGTTTCGGGAAAGGGCTTCGGAAAAGGGTTTACTCGTTTGGTAAAGTCGGGCGCTCGAAGGCGTCGTCGATGTGTCTGACGGTGATCGGCCCGTTTTTCAGGACGTACTTGATGATTCCGACCGCCTGCTCGACAACGCCCTCGTCGCGCAGGATGTCCATGAGCGTCTCGGATTGCTGGCAGACGATGAGCGCCTGAAAGGCAGCCTGGAGCTGATTCATCTTCGCGTTTTGCTGCGACTGCCGTTCGTGCTGCTCGCGCGTGACTTGCGTCGCCACCTGCAAGCCCGCCACCACTTCTTCCACACTTAGAGCCGGCCCGCCGCCCATGAATGGGAACCCCTGGGGCGCTGACTGCGGTTGCGGCGGGGTGGCTGGCTTCTCACGAATCGGTTTCTTCGCCATTATCGGTTTCTCCTTTCGGGGGCATTATGGACGTCCCCGTCTATAACTGTCAAGCGTTAGAGTCTGACAAAAATAATGGTACTGACATACTTGACGCATAACATTCACTTGTGTTGCAAAATCAGACATTCAAAACCTCAATGAACGCCCTTATGAACTCCGCCGCTTGCGGGACGACGATGGCGTTACCGTAGCCGCGCAGTCGTCCCACTCGATTGGGAACCCCATCAGCCAGCGGGAATGTGCCGGATTCAACGCGCCGCGTTTTTTCGTCGAGGCAGGGGATGAGGTCGAACCGACTCCAAGCGCCAAGGTGGCTTGCCGCGGCAGCGTATCGAGCCGCGAGCGCGTTGAGCCGTCCGGGTTCACTCCCGTCGTCGCCATCCCCGGTGTGTCCTTCCAGTCCCGAGACGCTGGTGTGCACCATCCTGCAAGCCTGGCCTGACTGGTCAACGTGTCCGGTATTCCCGAATGAGCTCCCGTTGATTCCGAGTCCTCTGCTCGCGGCGTTGCCCAGCCCGTCAGTTTCTTGCCGTTCACTGTCTCGCGCAGACCCATCGCCAGTTCCACGCGCCTCTCGTAATCGCTGTTCCCGCCGTCCTGATTTGGACACATTGGCGTTGCCCAACCGGCCATAGCCGCCATTTGATTGAGCTTCGATGGCGAGGGTCGATCCGCTTTGCTCGGCGGTGGCTTCGAGCCCTTGTCGTCCGAACAGACCGGCGTTGGCCACCCCGCCAGTCCGGCCGCCGTCTGGAGCGTGAAATGCTCGCCCGTGTTCCCCGCTGGATTCGCTCCCCCATCTGCATTCTGCGCCGCCGGCGTCGGCCACCCAGTAAAGCCGCTGTCTGATGTGGGGGGCACTGATGACAAGTCGCTCCCACCCGGCCTGATCGCCATGCACAATCCATCCTTCGCCTTGCGTGCCCGTCCCCGCAGCGCACAGATCCGCCCCCCCGACGGCATATCCCAATGCTTCCAGGTCAGCACGTACTCCGGCGAGCCAGTCGAGCCCATCTTTTCCCGCAACCTGTTCTCCAAAGATTGTTGCAGGGCGGCGCTTCTCGATGAGGCGCAGGAACTCTGGCCAAAGGTGGCGCTCGTCGGACTTGCCTTTGCCTTTCCCCGCAACGCTGAACGGCTGGCAGGGGCAGGAACCCGTCCAGACTTCCCGATCGACGGGCCACCCGGCAAGCTGCAAGGCGAGTTCCCAGCCACCGATGCCTCCGAAGAAATGGCACCGCTTGAATTGAAGAGCGTCCTCTGCTTTGACATCGACGATACTCCTGTCGTCCACAACCGCAGTCGGGTAAAGTTTCTTCAGCCACTTCGATGCGAACGAATCGTTTTCGTTGAAGTAGGTGAGTGTCTCATTTTGCGTCATGTTTTTCCGTGGTATGCGTCAAGTATGTCAGTACCAAAATAATTGTAGACTGCCTCGCACAATGATTCCACGATACAGGCATCTTGTTCGGATCATCGGCACGCCGCTTCCGGTCGACGTGTTCCAGCGCTATCATTATTTCGTGTCGGAGAAGGCGGCGTTGCGGTTCGCCGGCCGAATTGACGAATGCGAATGCTACATGCTGGCGCTTCTCGACCCTCCCAGCTTTTTGAAACCCGTGACTCGCATCAGGCTCCAGTACAGGGGGAAGATCTACGAGTGCCGATACGATTTTCCGTACGAGACGGACAGCGACGACGTCGCCGAGGCGTGGATCGACCCTAAGGCCCTGGGCTGCGACTGTGCGATGAGCGACATGATCTCCCGCTGCCACGAGCAGGGGTTCAAGCACATGCCTTGCGGGCACAAAATCAGCGTCGTCGGCATCTCGCTTTCGTGGGAAACGGATAAGGCTGAGATCGACATGCACCCGTTTTGATCTCGCCAAAAGACTGAGACGCCGGTATCCTCAGCATCGGCAACATCAGGTGGCCGCCCGATATTGCTTCACCAGCGCGTTCCGTGAAAGGGGACGACGACTTTTGTCGTTGGTCCCTTTATTTTTTGGAATGCGCGGTAATGGTTGCCCGAAAGAAAAACCCCGTGCGGAGTTACGGCAAGCCCGAATCGGCCATTTCGATCGAATGGGTGGCGAGCGTTCTCAGGACCTACAAGCGAGACAGCGGCGGTGAGCTGCTCGATCTCCCGGACCCTTCCGAAGCTCCGTCGCCCGCGGCGTACAACCAGTTCTTAGCTTGCCTCGAGGACCCCGGCGAGGCCCGCGCCTTCCGCGCCAGCTACCGCAAGATGGCGGACAAGCAGATGGAGCGCAACGCCATAGACGACGAGGACGAGGAAGACAAAGCGGTCCAGTTCCGCCTGCTCGAAAACCTCTTGCGGGAAAACAAGTCCCTGATGGAGAGAAAGCATGAGTTCGACTCCCACGACAAAGCCCGCATCGAAAACACGAGGAAAGTCGCCGAAGCTGCCAAAGCCCGACCCCAGCAGCGTGGCGCCGGTCCCCGACTTACTCCCCCAGCCAAGCCCGCCCCCGTCGACGCCGGACCTGTCGAAAGTGGAGGAGCCGGAGAAGGTCCAGGCTTCGACGCCATCGACACCGTCGAGCCCGCCGACCCCACCTTCGCCGCCTGCGAAGAGTACGACCCCCTCCGCTCCTATCGCCGCGCGGCATCTGCCTGACTTCGGATGGAACAAGACCCACAAGGGATACATATTCTCGATAATGACCCGGCCGGAACGTGAGCAGAAGTGGCTCCCGATTTGCGGGTACTCGTGCTACTCCAGGCACGTCGCGGTCGAGCCGACGTATGCAGCCGTCCCGGACGACATGATCCCTGACGCCGCAGGACTCGATGCCGCGCGGGAGTTGGCGATGTCGAAGATGAGAGCCAGCATCAGAGCGGCGATCGACAAGGCGCACGCCGGCAAGCCGCCGATGCGGTTGCAGCCGACGTCGATTACCCTGATGAGCGACACCACCACGAAAGAGGTGCGCTGTCTGTTCCCTGCCGATGATCCCTTGGAGGTGAGAAGCGCCGATGTCGCTCCTTGAAAATGACCACATCCTTCCCCGTTGACGGGCCCACCGACTGGTTCTACCGCACGCTCGTACCGAAAGATCCGGTCGACAACGTCGCCTGGAGAAAATCGGTACTCGAGAAGGGCTACCGGAGCAAGAAGTTCGCGGCGGCGCTCCGTGACTGGTGCGCGCGAGACATTCTCTTTTACCTGAACACGTTCGGGTACCTGCTCGAAGTCCGCGACAAGGCGCCCTGGCAGCCGTCCCGGTGTTTCGGTAAGGCGCGCGAGATCCCGTTCATCACGCGCCCCTACCAGGATGAAGCGATTCTCAGGATTTGTGCGGCTCTGGGGCAACGCGACATCCGAACGCTCAAGTCCCGCGAAATGGGCGCGACGTGGCTCAATCTCTACGTCGTCGATCACTCGTGGCGGTTCCACCCGCATTCGCATTTTGGCCTCGTGTCAAAAGACGAAAAGTCGGTCGACAACCCGGATGATCCCGACAGCCTGATGAGCAAGCTCGATTTCATCGACGATCACCTGCCGCGGTGGCTGCGTCCGACCAGAAACAGGAATACCTCGAAGCACACGATCAAAAACGTGATGAACCTCTCCACCATCACGGGCGCCGCCTGCACGGGCGATATGTTCCGCGGCGGCCGTAAACTGATGATCGTCGCGGACGAAATGCACGCGTGGCCGACGGATGCCGAATTCGCGGCCCACGACTCGATGCAGCACGTCACCTACTGCCGCAACATGATCTCGACCCCCGTCCGTGACAAAGGTCAATCCGGCGCGTTTTTCAAAGTCTGCCAGGACAAACACAGCGACATGGAGAGGATCGACCTGGACTGGAAGGATGATCCCGACAAATGCTCCGGCCTTTACACTTCGGAAGGCTCCTCGCTGGTTCTGCTCGACAAGGGCTTCAAGCATCCCGAGGGGTACAAGTTCATCCTCGACGGCAAGGTGCGGTCGCCATACTACGATTGGGAGTGCCGGCGCCCGCTGGCGACCGAGCAGTCGATCGCGGCCGAGCTGGACAAAGATTTTGGGGGTGCCACAAATCGGTTTTTCGACCCGACCATCATCGCTCGGGGCTTCTCGATTGCGCGAGACCCATCCTACCGCTGCCGGCTCGAGGTACGTGATGGACGGTTCTTCCCCTCGCTGATCCTGGACGAGCGGGGCGACATAGAACTCTGGACGTTCCCGGTATCCGGGCTGACGTTCGACGACGACAACCGGCTTGTCGTCCCTGCCAGCCGCGCTTATGCCAGTGGGTGGGACATCGCGGCCGGTCTCCACGGAAAATCGACCAGTTATTCCGCGGGCTCGTTTCTGGATGAGACCAACGGCGAGCAGGTCGCCATGTGGATGGGTAACGACATCCCGCCGCACGAGCTGCCGGAGCTGGCGGTCGCGATCTGCCAGGTCTTCAACAATGCCCTTATCAACCCCGAAGTCACCGGCATGGGGAATACGTTCGTCAACTTCCTGCAAAAAACCGGGTACACCAACATCTGGCGGCGGCCGGTTCAGGAGGGCTCGATCGGAGGTCAAAGGGCATCGGTCAGACTGGGGTACGACAACAAGGACGGCGGCAAGACGATTTTCACCGCTCTTCAGAATGCGATTCAGTTGGGGAAGGTTTCGATCCGGTCCCAGCGCGTCATCGAGGAGTGCGAGAGGTACTACATCGACGTCAACGGCAAGCTCAAACATCCCCTGATCGGCAAGGGGCGGGACAACGCCCCCGAGGTCTCGCACGGGGACTGCGCTATCGCCACGGCGACGGGTTGGTATGCTATCCACACCAGGCCGGCGCACACTCCGACACCGGACGAGGAAGCAATCAACCCGGACAGTCAGAGCGGGCGCAGGGGCGACATCATCGACAGCAGGCGCCGCGGGAAGAGTCGCTCATGGTGGCCGAAGACGGAAGTGAAGACGTTGCGGTATCGTGAAATTCTGGAGAAATGACCGATGTCTATGATCCAATCGCCATTCGCCCCGCCGCCAGTTCCAGGCGTCGCTGCTCCTGCTCCTGATCCTGTTGAACAGAAAAAGGGCAGACCCATTGAGTGGCCTGTGAATTTCACGAAAGAGGACTTCACCAAACTCAAGGCTTCCGTGAAAACCTCATACGAGAAACTCGACTCGTTCCGCAAGAATCGGCTGGCGCTGATTGAACAGCACGCCGGCAGCTTCTACGGGGACGGAGAGAAACGCTCACCGTCCGACACCGTCGTCAATCTCCTCGGGCAGATGGTCCGCACGTACTGCGAGCAGCTCGTGTCGGCGAATCCCCAGGTTGCGATCCGTACCAACAAAATGGCTCTCAAGGCGGCATGTCGGAATTTCGAAGTAGCCGCCAATCATGTCCTCAAGGCGATCAACATCCAGCCTGCCCTCGAGCTGTGGGTGATTGAATCACTCTTCTCCATGGGCATCCTCAAGGTCGGCGTTGACCTCCCCGAGCATACCTCTCGCTCATACCCGTTTGACTCCTCGGCGATCCCGTTCTGCGAGGCAGTGTTCTTCGATGACTTCGTTTTCGACACGAACGCCAGCCGATGGGACCAGATCCAGTTTTGCGGGGACCAGTACAAGGAACTGCGGGAAGTCGTCCTCGATGATCCGCGCAATAACTCCGCGATCCTGGACGAGCTGACGTCCAGCGATTCCACCAACGCGTTCACAACCGGCATGACAGAAAAGGCCGATCACCTGTCAACCGGGAAGGAGGCGTACGAGAACGACGACAAGAGTCATTTTCGGCTTCAGGATGTGTTTCTCCCGAAACAGCGAGTGATGGTGACATGGGTCATCGACGGGCCCGAGGAGCCGTTGCGCGTGAACCCGTGGACAGGTCCGCCGTCCGGTCCCTACATCGAGCTGATGTACGAGCCGATCTTGAACAACGTGATGCCCAAGGCTCCGGCGCATGACATCGCCCCGCTCTCCGACCTGGAAAACGAGCTCGTCAACAAGATGGGCGACCAGGCGCAGCGGCAAAAGACGATCACCTACGCCACGCTGACCGGAATTCAGGACGCCAAAGCCGTCATCAATGCCAGCGACGGCGAGACGATCAACGTGATTGACCCCAACTCGGTGAAAGAGGTTTCCTATGGCGGGGTCCGCCAGGAGACGTTGACGTTTGCCCAATGGGTGAACGGTCGCGCCAGCGAAGAGGGAGGAAACCTCAAGACACTTGCCGGCCTTGCGACCGGGGCTGACACCCTCGGGCAGGAAGAACTGCTCAAGTCGTCGTCGTCCGGCCGAATCAAGTTCTATCAACTGAAGGTTTACCAGGGCACGGCCCGCGCCGTCGAAGCGATCGCGTGGTACATCTGGAACGATCCGCTTGTGCGCGTGGACGTCATCGACAAGGTTCCCGGCACCGACATGCAACTCGATGTCACCTGGCCGATTCAGCAGAATGAGTACGGGCAGGAATTCGACACGAGGATGGGGCAGTTCAACGATTACAACTTTTCGATCGAACCGTTCTCGATGTCTCCGCAGTCGCCGGCACAACGCCTGCAACAGATCCGTTCGATTGTCGAGACCGAACTGCTCCCGATGATGCAGATGCTCACCGCGCAGGGAATTTCAATCGACCTTCAGGAGCTCATACGGATCTACGCTCGGCTCACCGGCCTCGACGAGTTGCTTGATATTGTCAAGATGCAGGCGCCCGTTGACGATTCCCAGACACCGGTCGATACCGGCGGAATCAAACCATCCAAAACGACGCGTGTCTACGACAGCCGAAGCACAAAGACGCCCGGCTCCGATCAGACAGACAGTCTCGCAAAGCTGATTGGTGGGATGAAGGGCACCCCGCCGCAACAGGGAGCGTGATGAATGACTGGGAATTGCGATGGAGGATTCGAGTATCGACTAAACGCAGCAATCCTTACGGGGGATTTGTTTGGATTGTGGAAAACGGCCGACGAGATCAATAGCAGACTTCTCAACGAAAGATGGTTCGAGGATTACTATGTCGAAGTACCGCCTGAAGAACGTCGAGACCGGAAACGAGCATGTCGTTGACTGCAACCGCGCCCAGCTCGAGACGCGAGTGATTGGCGGAGGCCCGGCAGAAGTCGGCGCACGCGTACGCAGCGTGTCGCGCCTCGACGGCAGCGAGGTCATTCACGAAATCGTGGGCGTCGCCGCAACTCCGATCTCGACCTTCGCGACCTGGGATCGCGGATTCCGCGATGACCAGATGGGGATCAATCCCGACGATCGGATCGAGACCCTGCAAGCGGACGAGGCAATGGGATTAACCGGAGTCGACTACGATCCAGAAACGGGGGAAGCGATTTTCTCCTGCCCTTCCGCCTACAAGCGCTACTGCGAGGCGCACGGATTCGGATCGAAGAATGCGGGATACTCGAGTCCCAAAATGCGCGATGAACGAGAGCGCGAAATCATGCACTTGCCCCAGTTGCCCGAAACCGCGCAGCCGGACAACCAGATGATTTTTATGGATAGGTGATGGGCAAGCTGGGCGCTTTGCTATTGACAACGCAAACCAATTAGCGAAGAATCGCTCGCAGCGATGGAATTATCAGTTGTGAGATCAAGATTATGCCGCTCCGAAAAGGTACCAGTCACGAGGCAGTCGCCCAGAACATTCGGACGGAGCTCGCCGCTGGCAAGCCCCAGAAACAAGCTGTAGCGATCGCTCTCCACACTGCACACCCCAAGGGCGTCAAAAAGAAGAAGTAAGTTTGGCGGGACCGACGGTACAAGTCGTCGGCCTCGACATCGGCAACATCGGGTGGCCGCCCGAAGCTGCTTCACCAGCGCGTTCCGTGAAAGGGGACGACGACTTTTGTCGTTGGTCCCCTTTCTCTTTTGGAATGCGCGATGCCAGAACTCGAATCGCTTCTACCCGACACTGGAGCCGGTGGCGATTACGATTTTGGACCTGATGCTTCGGTAGGGGGTGGGTCGTCAGACCTATCGCCCGAGCCGGCCGCAGCCGCCGCCCCGGAGCCGACACCCGCGCCGGAAGCTCCGGCAGCTCCCGCCGCTCCCGCCGCCGCACCAGTCGCCCAGCCGAAAAGCGAGTACGACGTCGTTGACCCGGTCCTCGACGCTCCGCCGCCGGCAGCACAGCCGGCTTCAGCTCCCGCCGCTTCGGCTACTCCCGCCGCCTCGGCCGTCGACCCATCCGGCCTTTCGCCGCAGCAGCAAATGCGAGCGAACGCCCTCGGAATGACTCCGCAACAGCTTGCGGCGTTCAAAGACCCCGAGATGGCTCTTCTGACGGCGGAAAACATCGCCTGGCGTACACTCGCCGCGTCGCGTGCGCAACCGGCAGCTCCGCAAGCCCAGCAACCGGCTCCCATCCAGCCGCCGAGATACGACGAAAACCTGGCTCGCCAGCAGTACGCCGAATTGGGAGTTGACGACACCTTCGCCGCCGCCCTGGTCGAGCGCGACAAGCAGATCCACGCGGCGCAAATGTCCGGCTTTCAGGCGCAGCAGGCTCTCGGCGAAGTCCGTGCCTGGGCCCAACAGACGCAGAATCAGCTTACCCATCAGCAGCAGCTCCATCAGCAGGATCTCATTACGCGAGACTACGAAGGGTTTGTGTCGAAGCAGTCGCCAGAAATCCGGCAGGCTCTTGCCGATCCCCAGGTGAAAGCACAAATCTTCCAGGAGGCCGACGTCCGCTGTGCGGGATTGCACGCGCGCGGTCTCCAGATCCCGAGTTTCGATCAGGTTTTCCAGGCGGCGACAAGTGCCGTACTGGGAGACAAAGCGCAGTCCATTGCCCGTGAGCAGGTACGCCGCGAAGTCGCAGCGCACCGAGACCGGGCAGTTTCCCGCCCCCGTGGTGCCGACGCTCCCAAGCAGCAAGGCGATGCCGCGGCCGGTTCTTTCGCGAACGACTTCTTTTCCCGGCGGGGTCTTGCCCCTCTCGGAACCATTCACCGCGACGACGTCTAACTTTTGGGAGCAATAAACCATGTCGGAACTCGCCTTTGAGGACATTACGGACCTCGTCGCCGGTACGCTGAAGCATCTCGGCCGGATGAAATTCCAGCAAATCGCCCAGAACTTGCAGGACTACGAGGTAGTCGGCAACTGGTTCAAGCGCGACAAGGTGCAATTCGACTACGGCGTTGGTATCCAACGCAACATCATGGGCTCGCTCTCAAAGCAGGCCCGGCATACCGGTGCAATGACCACCGACTCGGTCGACATTCCGACCTTGATGGTGCAGCTCGCCCTCAACTGGCGTCACGCGCAAGTGCCGTGGGCTTTTGAATATCAGGAACTCCTGATGAACCGGGGCGAGGCCCTGGTCTTCAACGTCGTCAAGCCGCGGCGCGTCGACGCGCTCCTGTCGATGGCTGAGGAGCTCGAGGCGAAAGCCTGGACGCTCACAACTTCGGGCGACAAGCTGATGCCCTGGGGCTTACCGTACTGGATCGTTTACTCGGCCGTGGCAGCGCCCGGCGGTTTCAACGGCGGGGCTCCGTCGGGGTTCACGACCGTTGGCGGTATCGACCCGACGGTGACGACCAACTTCAAGAATTACTGTTCGACCTACGTCGCAGTGACGAAGCTCGACCTGATTAAGACGATGCGTCAGGCGCATCGCAAGATCCGCTGGCGCGCGCCGGTCAACGTGGCCGACTACGGACGCGGCGGATACGGCAACCTGCGGCTCTACACCGACAACACGACCATCGCCGCGTTCGAAGACCTGGGCGAAGCTCAGAACGAGAACCTCGGCCGCGATCTCGGTCGGTTCGGCGGGGCGAAGGACGTGAAGTACGTCGAGGAAGTGCTGACCTTCCGCAGGCACCCGTTGATCTACGTGCCGCAAATCGACGACACGTCGGTCTTCACCGCCGCGACCAACCCGGTCTACATGATCGACCACTCGACGTTTTACCCGGTGTGTCTCGCCGGCGACTACCTGCGCGAGGGTGAAGTGATTCGGGCGCCGAATCAGCACAACCTTTTCCGCATCTTCATCGACCTGACCTACAACTATTTGTGCGTCGATCGCCGACGCAACGCGGTTTTCTCCAAGTAACCAACGCCCTGATGGGGTGAGTTTACAGACCCGGTACCTGACAGCTTTCAAGGAGTTTCAAAATGGCCGATCTTGTTGTTGGCTTTCTGGGTCGCGATACAACGCGCAAGCCGAGCGATTCAATCTGGAAGGGCTGCCCCTGGCTCGAGCTCTTGCATGGCGGAGTTCAGCGCTCCGGGTTTGCCATGTGGGACGACTTCGGCGACTCGACCGCCCCGGTGACAAACGGAACGGTCGGCCGGTACACCGTGATCGGGACCACCGGAGCGGGTGCGCTGACCGCGACCGACGACGGTGGCGTGATACGACTTGCGACCGGTGCCGGTGCCAGCCAGGAGGCTTACCTCGGCTACGGCGGCGCGACGGGCGGACCCGTGGCGATCCGCAACGCGGGCCCCAACATGCTTTGGTTTGAGGCGCGCGTGCGTTTGCAGACCGTCTTAGCTGGCGGATACTTCGTCGGTCTCATGCGTTCTTCCGACATCGCCTCCGGTATGCTCGTCAACGTGACGACCGTACTGGCGTCAACCGTCAAGGGGTTCGGCTTCAGCATCGCCAATGCCACGCCAACGCTGTTCGATGCGGTGTTCGCCAACGGTGCGGCTCCGACCACCTTCAAGGCCGCGGCGGCAACGATGGTCGTCAATACCTGGGTCAAACTGGGAATGAAGTATTGGGGCAACATCGGCCCCAACGTCAACGCGGTTCAGTGGTTCGTGAACGGCGTCGAAGTGACGAACACGGCTGGAACGTCGTTCAACCAGGCGGTGAGCGCGGCGAACTTCCCAAGCGCCCAGTGTTTGACGCCGGTTTTCGCTGCCAAGAGTTCCGGCGGAACGCAGACGCAGATGGATGTCGATTGGTGGCGTCTGGCGCAGATCATCGAAGACCCGACCTTCGGGTAATCGTTCGGCTGTTTGACTTTCACCGCAGCAACGCGGATAGCCTTGAAGGAGTGAGACCATGGCAAGAAAAAGAAATTCTCTGGCTTCCACTGCCGGAGACGATGCGGGATCTGGCAGTTCGGACCAGGCTCGGGAATCGGGTACCATTCCCAGCAAGACCCAATCCGGCAACGACCCGGTTGACGGTCAGACCTACAGCTACGGCGAGGCTGACGACGATGGCTTTGACATCAAGACCACGTCGGACAATTCACAGTCGATAGCCCAGCGGGCGGTCGACATGGCGAAGGGCGACGGATCGCAGCCTGGCCTGGATGTTGAAGGCGGGGAAGAAGAAGACACCGAATAACCCGACCAGGCAACCCATGCCCGGATTGATCGAAAGAAGTTCAGATGCCCGCGTCCAAAGCCAAAACCGAAAATGCGACACCACCTCCGAAGTTTCAGGAGGTGATGGCGCTTGATTCCTACGTTGCCGACAGACTTCGGGCGATGCTTCGTCTTCCCGACGATGCCGACATTCCCATGCCGCTTCGGAAGGTGATTACCGATTTCCAGGCGGAGCACCTCGGCGAGCAGCTCCTTAGCTCGATGACGGATGAGCAGATCAAACTGTTCATCCAAATTGCAGAGTGTCGGTACCCGTCGAAGAAGTCCATTCCGATCAAGCCTGGGGCGACGGTATTCTCTCGCACGTTCAACGACGACGTAATTTTCGTACGTCCGGCGGCGATCGAGCGGGCGCTTATCAATCGCGGTGGCACATTCGTCGTCGTGCAGATCGACGATCTTGTCACCAACGAGGATGCGGACCCGAACAGTCGGCACAACCAACTTGCCGAGAAGGCCACTTTGCAGGAGGAGGGATTCCTGCAAGCCCAGAAACAGGCAGCCGCGGGACCCCGGCCAGCGATCAAAAGGGCAGCCCCGGAACTCGCAGGCACCCCAGCCGGATAGAGAGGGTAGCCGATGCCCCAATCCGGCCTGACACTGCAATTCACCGACCTGCAAAAACACGCTGCCTATTTCGTTTACGGCATCGACGGGGTGGATAGTCCGCTCGCGACCGCGCTCGCCGCTTCCGAGCTGCGGAACCTCAACCGGCTCATCTTCCGAGGTCTCCGTGCGTTCTACTACCCGCAACAGATCAGCGGGACGATCTACGACTGGCCGTTCCTGCGGAGCAAGCTGACGCTCCTTGTGCAGGCGAACCAGGGCGACTACGAAATGCCGTATGCCTTCGGTGGGGCTTTGGGAACGCTGCGGTTCGGCGAGGTCGACAGCGTGTTTTTCCCTGTTCGAAAGGTCAGCCAGGAGATCATCGACGCCAATCGGGCGACGAATGTGTCAACCACGGGGTTTCCCCAGATGTACACCGAGCGCCCGGTCATGCACGCGGGGCGCGAGGGAACGCGGTGGGAAATCCTTGTTTGGCCGACTCCCGACGCCACGTACACCTTGACCGGGACGATGCGGATTCACCCGCTCGCACCGGACACGACAGCCACGACGCCTCAGCTTTACCTCTACGGCGGCCCGGAGCATGAGGAAACGATCCTTGCGTCGGTACTCGCCTCGTGTGAGCTGTTCCTGGAGGGGCAGCCTGGTCCCATGGCGCAGGACTACGAGCGCAAACTGCGGACCTCGATTGCAATGTGTGCATTGATGCACCCCTCTGAAAAACTTGGGTACAACGGTAACTCTCGCAACGCGGGACGATTCTCGCGGGGCGGACGGGCTTTCGACAATTACTCAAATGTGACGTTCAACGGCACGGATTACGGGAGCTGAAGAAATGGCGCTCACCAGCGTTGCACAAACGGTGCGCGGAAACATGAAAGTCTCGATCGGCACCCTTTCGGGCGGCGACGATACCTTCACGTTTGACTCGAAGATGGTTCAGTGGTGGATCGCGACGCCGGCTGCCGCGGTGCTGATGGTTCCTGCAAGCGCCTCAGCCGGCAACGCCGGCTTCAACTGGGCGTTAGCGTCCACGTTCGGACCATTCCACCACATGGATATGGCAGGTCGCATTGTGACGCTGGTCGGGACCAATACGCAAATCGTCAGAATCATGGAATCTCTGAGAGGCAATCCGACAGCGTAGTTTCCCGTTACTTGGGCCGAGAGAGCCCGGCATTCGCCAACGGGACCATCACTAACCAGATGTAAAAAGGAATCTGAATCATGGGTGCTGCAAACATTGCTCGACTTCTGGCTGCCGGATGCGACATCGAGGCCCTGTCTCCGGTCGTGAACAACGTGACTAACCCCTTCAAGTTCGGGGCGGCTGGAATCTCGTTTGACACTGGCGGAAAGATCTTCCGCTCGTCGACGAATGCGATCACCGCGTTCGCCGGTGGCGGTCAGACGAGCGCGACAGCTCTTACCAGCGACTTCAACCGGGTGACGACCGTCGCGACCTCGGGCGACTCGGTCAAGCTCCCGGCGTCGGTAGCGGGGCTCGAGATTTTTGTCGCCAATGCCGGGGCGGCTCCGATGGACGTTTTCCCGTTTTTGGGGGATACGATCGCCCCTGCGGCTGTAAATATCGCCTATCGTCTCGCTGCCGGAACGTCGATGCTCTTCGTCTGCACGATTGCCGGTACATGGGTGCTGGTAATTCCCAATTCGGCGAGCAACGCGCTTACCGCGTTCGCCGGGGGCGGACAGGGAAGCGCTACGATTCTTCCCTCCACCGTCAACCGGGTCTCTACGGTTGCCACCATCGGCGACTCGGTAAAATTGCCGCTCGCGGCTCCGGGGTCGGTTATCTTTGTGTCGAATACGGGCGTCGCCGCGATGGACGTATTCCCCACCACGGGCGACCAGATCGCTCCGCTTGCGGCTAATACCGCCTACCGCATCAATACCGGTGTGTCGCTGTTCTTCCAATGCACGGTGGCGGCTATCTGGACGCCGATGTTGGCGCTGCCCAAGTCGGCGAAGTACACCAAAAACACGACAGTCGGTGGCACGACAGCAGCAGTTGGAGATCTCACCGGGGCCGCAGTAGTCTCGTGCGAATACTCGGCGGTCGGTGCGGCGAACATGCAGGTCCGTACGGCGACGCAGATGTTCAACGATGCCGGAAACGTGCTGCCCGGCGACTCGTACCTGCTGATAATCACCAATACGTCGGCAGGTACCACGACAATCACCACAAACACCGGAATCACTCTTACCGGCACAATGACGCTGGCATTAAGCACGACGCGCACATTCCTTGTGACATTCACCACGGCGACAGCGTGCGTGATTCAGTCAATCGGCGTAGGAACCATCTCGTAAGGAGTGGGCTTTGCCAAGTTTGTACGATTACGATGCCTTCGATTTTCAGGCGGCATCGGGGTCAAAATTCGACGACGGCAACCTGGAGCTGGCGAATATCGTCGCCGGGTTGACGATTCCCTACACCTACTCGCTGTCCCTGGCAACAGGGATCAGCGGGCAGTTGTGGAGTTCGGCGAACGGACCCACTGCGTTCAAGTATCTGCGGGTGGTGAGTGACGTCGGAACCTTCGCACTCCCCGTCATCCTGGAATTGACGACGGATCTGGCAGCGGCGACGGCGACCGGGTATGCAACCGTGCCCATCATCGCCAATTGTCCGTTCAAGCTGTTCGGAAACGCCTCGTACGCCAGTTACATCGCGAACTTTGGTGGCGGAACGATACGCACCATCGACCGCATCCGAGCGAAGAATCTGAACGCCTCTACCGCGAACGTCAAGATCTGGGTTTTCAACTGATTGCCCCATGCCTAATCATCTGTTCTGCGGACCATTCCAGCCTGAAGACGCTTTCGAGGTCAACGGCGAGGGCTTCGAGGGTGCCTATCGGGATCACCGCCTGAGCTGCGGGCTCGAGCCGCTTCCACCGCGCTTCTCCGTGCCGACGAGCGTATCCATCGTCATTGCCGGACGGAACTACGCGAATTTCCTGCCGGAAGCAATTCACTCGGCGATTAACCAGACCATCCCATGTGAAGTGATTTACTCTGACGACGGCAGCAGCGACGACTCGGTCGAGATCGCCCGGCAGTTTGAAGAGGTCGGTCTCGTCGTCATTGCCACTTCGACGAATCAGGGTGTCGTTTCCGCTCGCAACCGTGGCTTTCACGCGAGCCGCGGTCACTGGATCATCAACCTGGACGCCGACGATGCCCTGCCGATCAACTACGTCGAAAAGATGCTCGAAGCAGCTACCCCGAGCTCGCCGTTCTGCTACGGGGCTGCCCATGCGTTCGGGAAGATGTCCCTGACCTGGAACGCTCCCGAGTGGGGTACCGAAAGTCTCTGGATTCGGAACTTCGTCAACACCTCGGCGATGTACTCACGGGCTGCCTGGACGGCTGCGGGGGGTTGGCAGGAGTTTCTCGGTACCATGTGGGACTGGAGTCTCTCGCTTCGGGCGTCGCGGTTCGGCAAACCGGCTAAAGCGAATACCGGCGTCTTCTACCGCATCCACGACAACAGCTTCTCCGAGCAGTACAACGAGCGGGACGAGTCAAAGCTGGAGGTTCTTCTGGCTCGAGGCCGCCGGATGGTGGCTCGTTTGTCGGTGGGCTCGATCCTGAGCGGCCGGCTGCCGGATCTGTTCCCCGCGTGGCTCGAAAAGCTGGCTCATTCGGTGCGACACATCCCGCTGTCCCAAAAGCCGGATCTCACGCTTCTCAACAATTCAGACAATCCAAGGTTCGCCAGGATGGTCGCCAAGGAATGTGCTCGCTTCGAAGCACAGTTCGGTTGCATACGCATCCTGCCGTTTCCAGTTCGCCTTGCATGGGAGGGTGAGCTGGAGCGGCGGGGGCGTGTGGCCGAGCTGCTTGCGGACGCGTGCAACAAGCTCCACTCGGAAATGCCCGGTGAGGTGCATTGGCACATCGAGGACGACGTCATGGTACCACGCCAGGGCGGTGAGGTCCTATGGGAATCTCTCACGGCGGGTTGCCGACCCCCGGCGGCGGTGACGGGGGTGTATCGCAGCCGACACCTGGAACACGACCTGATCGGCGGCTGGTGGAAGTGCGACAAGCCGGTCGAGCTGAAGCGAATTCCCGAGCGCAGGCTGCGGCTCGACTTTGCCGGCATGGGTTGCGTGATGTACTGGAAGGATCGCGTCCCCGACTGGTTGCCGTACTGGTGTGGCGTTGCGGCGCACGACTGGAATTGGGGATGCCGGTTGAAACGTACCGGTGGCCGGTTGATGATGCTGCCCGAGGTTCGTTGCGGCCATGCGGTGAGCGCCTCCGAAATTGTGGAGGTCTAATGGCTCAAAAGCTCGTCGAGCTGCCGTTCCCGGTCGCCGGCCTGAGCGTGCATGGGGCATTCTCCGACCAGGAAAAGGGGACATGCGTCGATTGTCGCAACGTGCGCGCTTACGATCCGACAACGAATCGCGTCCGCGGTGCCCAGCGGTGCGGACACTCGAAGTATGTCTCGACGCAGCTCAATGGCGCGAATTTCATCCAGAACATCAACCAGGTCTCCGGGGGCGGAATCCGCACGACTGCGGGCTTCACGACTCGAACGATCAAAGCGATTGCTGTTGGAGGCGGCACGATTAAGACGTTCACACGAGCGGGCTGGAGCTTGCCCACCAACGGGACGGCGGCCCTTCACGCGACGAACCCGTTCGTCAATTCGGTGGTCCTCAACAACAAGGTGTACTACGCCGACGGTGCCAACTGGAAGTATTACGATCCCAACTTCGACACAGTCTACCCGTGGAACGCGACGGCGGGCGCCCTTCCGACCGATAGCCAGGGCTCGAGGCCGAAGCTCATCATGCAATGGCGCGGTCGGATCTGCGTTTCGGGACTGGGGTACGATCCCAGCAATTGGTTCATGTGCCGCCAGTTCAATCCCGGAGACTGGGACTACGGGGCGGCAATTACGGATGCCACGATGGCCGTCGCCGGAAACAACGCCGAGGCCGGGAAGTGCCCGGACATCGTCAATTGCCTGATCGCGTACAACGATGACATCTCGATCTTTGGTGGAGATCATTCGATCTGGCAAATGACTGAAGACCCAATGTCCGGCGGTCAGTTCGACCGCATCAGTGATACCGTGGGAATGGCATTCGGGACGCCCTTCTGCCGGGACGCGGTCGGCAATCTCTTTTTCATGGGCTCGCGAGGAAGCCTGTATGTCTGCAATCCAGGTCAAGGGGGAGTGACTGCGGCACCGCAACGCATTTCAGGGACAAAGGTCGACGCCCGCCTGCTCGACATCGACTTCTCGGCATACGTCGTCAAGATGGTTTTCGACGATCGGTTTCAGGCGATCATGTTTTACATCACGCCGATCGCGGGGGGAGCGACGGTCAACTGGTGTTACGATCTCCGGCAAGGCGCATTCTGGCCCGACAGCTTCGGGAACAACAACCACAATGTTACCACCGCATTCCTTTTTGACGCAGATTCACCTACCGATCGGGTCGTTCTTTTGGGATGCTATGATGGTTACGTGCGGGAAATCGACATCGCCGCCAAGGACGACGACGGCACGGCGATCTCCAGCTACGTCTGGATCGGACCAATTCAGGCGAATTCGCAGCGGTTGCGGCTGCGGGAGTTGCGGGGAGTCTTGGCTGCGGGCTGCGATCCGGTGCAGGTGGACGTATTCTCCGGGAACACGCCGGAGGCAGCGTATGGAGCGGTGAGCCGATGGACAAAGAACTGGAACGCGGGGCTGAGCCCGGCGAATAAGCCAATGACGACCGGACAGGCCATGTTTCTGAAACTGAGCAACAGCACGGTCAGCAAGACCTGGGAGCTTGAGAGTATTTACGCCGAGATTGAAGCCCTGGGCTCGGCTGCGGGGAGAGCGCTGTAATGAATCAACCAGTTCCAGCGATGCGAGGTCACTTCAGTCGAGGATCGACTCGGGCATCAGCGCGTCGTGCGCTCCAGCGCATGCGGACCAACGTCAACAGCCCCAAGGCGATCAGCGCCAACGGGACACTGGGGGTAGGTTCCACGGCGGCGGCGGGCGGGGACGTGTTGAATCCCCTGGGAGGGGGCGGCGGCGCGGGAACCCTCCAATCAGCCAAAATCAAATTTCCGGCAATCAACTTTCCGGCCAACTCGGCCAATACGGTGGGCTTCACCACAACCGAGTGGGACGATGGAGGGTTCGTAACTACTTCCGGCGGTGTAAAAATATTCCAAGTTCCGGCCGCCGGAACGTACCACATTTGCATCGGTCTCACCTGGACGTGCAACTCGGCAGCCAACGCGTATCTGTCGATGTATGTGAATGCGAACCAGAACTGCGTCGTGCGATTCGCAGCGGCACTCGACGGGTATGTAACGGCGTGCTGGGTCACACAATTGTCGGCGCTTGACGGGGTCAGCTTCCTTCTCACAAACGACAACCTCGTCGATCAGGTCGAGGTTATTGGTGGTGGCGTCTCCGACATAAATCGGGATTTTGCCACGATTACACAATTTCGGTAGGGATGGGTTTTATCAACAACGGCGGAGTGTCATTGCCGGTTTTGGCGACGTTGGCGTTGACGCCTTTCGGAACCACGTAGGAATCAACCATGACATCAATAGGTTTTGGCGGCGGAGGTGGAGCGTGGGACCCAAGCAATTGGGGAAGTGCCGCCCTCGACGCCGCTCGGGGTCTTGGAGGATTCGTAAACTGGCAAGGGCAAAACCTCTACAATCTCGCAAACAACACGCTCTCGTGGGCGTTTAGTCCGAATACCGGGCGGTGGGAACAAGTCCCCGCCGGGACGCCGAACTCTGTTCAAAGCCCGGTTCCTCCTGGTGGGGGATCGACTACTGGCGCGCCTCCGCCTCCCGGCGCAACTACGTCTCCGTCTGGCGCGACGTATCCGCCTCCAGGCACGTATGGCCCGCAAGATCCGAGGTCTTATCAGCCTGTGACTCAACAGCCGGCTCCGGCTGGCTCCGCCCCGTTTAATTGGGGACTGCCACCCGGTTCGCCTATTCCGTCTGCGACTGATCCGTACGGCCGTGGAAACCCGAGCCAAATACCGGTCCCTTCTCCAACATCTACCGGCATCGACACAAGCGTCGCCACGTCGTCGCCTGGTGGTAGCGCTCCGTCTGGCGCTGGATCGCCTGCAACGCCGGCGCCGGCAGCCGGCGGCGGAAACACACCTCCTCCAGGAATGACGCCACAGCAGGAACGGGCGTGGTGGTTGGCAAAATACACTCAGAGCCCAGTTGGCGCAAACACGCCTCCGTCTGGGACCAATCCAGACGCTTCCGGTGGCG